CGCACCTGCGTTGCCGTTAGAACCCGTTCTCAGAGATTTGGTATGTCATGGGCGTTTAAGCGTAAAACACCAAAGTGGACGGACGAGCATAAACGCAAACTGGAAGAGCTTATTGCTTCTGGAATGACGATTAAGCAGGCGGCGAACGAGCTGGGGTTTGCTTACTCGTCGGTCAGAACGTTTGCCTCACGGGAAGGTATTCACCGGTTCAAATCCAGTTAAACAAAACTTCCCATACTATCACGTGGTTTTGTAGGGAAGAATGAATCGATAGATACGTGTATACACTGGGTATATACACAGATTACAAGCAGGGTGACACGGGAAGTTTAGTGCTTTATCATTTGGGTACGGATTTTTCTTATCGGACACACCGAATGAATGACCAAAAAACTTTCACAGGAGCCGCACTAATGGCGATGTTTTCAACATTAACATTTGCTGATTACACCGCCATTGCCGGGTTACTGGTATCAACGGTATTCACCATATGGCAATTCTACGTTGGCAGGCGGGATGCCAAACTGCAATATCAGCTGCTGGAAAAGCTCACCGATAAAATAGCCAACGGAACTGCGACAGACACAACGCTTCAAGCTGTATCCAGCATCATGAGCAAGACCAAATGAATATCACTCTGCGCAATAAGATAGCCGCAGCCATAGCGTCAGGCGCTTCTGCTACCACTATTGCTGTTGTTATGCTGAGCGGGAGATACGGATTGGAGAACACAATCTACATTCCGTATAAAGATAGTGTGGGTGTCATCACTGTGTGCACTGGGCATACAGGACCTGACATCATCTGGGGTAGGCGTTACACACAGTCTGAGTGTGATGCGCTGCTTGAGAAAGACATGAAGTGGGCAACTGCCGCTGTTGATTCCGCCGTCAAGGTTCCCATCCCTAACTCCATGCGTGCCGCGCTTTACACATTTACGATAAATGTAGGCTCAACCGGATTCCGCAAGTCTCAGGTTCTCGCAAAGGTGAATGCAGGTGATAAGCCGGGTGCCTGCAATGCCTTGATGAACTGGACGCGGGCAGGAAACAATCCCACTGCGTTGAAGTCACGGCGAGAGGTTGAGAAAGAGGTGTGTAAATGGCAACTGCAATGAAAAAGAAGATTGCTGTGCTTAGCATGATGAAGAAGTGCAACATAAACAGCTTCAAGGATAAATACTACCATCGATTGTTTCTTAAAAGGAACAGGTATGGGCGCTAAATCAATCATAGCCGCTTTGGTTATCACATCTCTTGTGGTGGCCTATGGTGCTTTCTACGTCACTAATGAACACTGGTCATCTAAATGGACAGCGCGTGACCTGAGCGACCAGAAGGCTAAGTCTGAAATGGCATCTGCTAACCTGGCAAAACTTCATGACGACGCGGTTGCGCTGGCTGATATTGACGCCAAAAACCAGCAGGAAATAGCAGAGGTACAAAAGAATGCGGACAACACTATTGCTTCTTATCGCGCTGGTTCTCTCAAGTTGCGCTCGCAGTTCAGTTGCGCCAGCAGGGGAATGTCCGAAACTTCCACCGCCGCCAGCGTCCGTGATGCAGCCACAAAATGCGGACTTTCAGAATCAGATGTCGAAGCTTTTGTTCGACTCGCAGAACGCGCAGATGTGATAGCAAAACAACTTGCCTCTGCGCAGGATGTGATTCGGGCATACTACAAATCCATTAACGGTGAGGAACTGAAATGATGCTTATCTGGCAATGGATTAAATCTTTATTCACCAAAAAAGCAGAGGTAACAGACATGGCAGATGAAGTAGCAGTTGAAGACGTGTCGGCAGAGCTTGAGCCGGTAGCTGAGCCGGTAGTACAGACAGTAACCGTCAACGCAGTTGATGCAGACCTTGAAGTATTCGCAGCTAAGGTTAAATCGGTGCTGGCACTGGCAGGGCATGATGTTGAGGCGGTGTGGTCAGAGGTTGTGGCGCTCGCTAAGAAGCTGTAAATAAAAACCCCGCTCAGTGCGGGGTTTGTTTTATCCTACCAACACAGCTAGAGTGAAAATAGCGTCTTGCAGTCCATCAAGTTCTTCTTCAAGCGCCTGTTTAATATTATTTTGCGTGGTTAGGATTTTCGGGATATGACCATCATTGGCCTGAACAGAGCCTGCGCACATAGCATAGCTGGTCGAGCGGTCAGTCTCAGAAGGGAACGCCAGCGGGTCACACTTAAGTGCGATTTTTCGCAGTTCGTGCCGAAGGTCAACCAGCCGAGACAGACTATTATAAATGGCTTCCGACTCGTCCGAAATGTATGCCAATTGGGATTTTGCAGGTGACGGTTGTTCATCAAATGGATTACTCATAATTCACTACTCCTTTGTTGTTGAGGGATTCATTGTTTAAGTTTAATCTACCCCAGTAAATCAAGTAATTTTTATCGACACGATAAGGTGGTTAGCTCATGACAGTTCTTGAAGTGGCAGACAAGTTTAGCGACCCGGATTTGCAAGCGGATAAAGACACCTGCCGTGATTGTTTGATAGAACTGACAGGTAGGGGTTTCATTAGTTTTAGCCTGGTAGCTGTGAACGAGGCAGGAGAAACGGTACGCGCCCACCACCTTACCCGCGACTTACTGCGAATACTTGGTGGTTTGCAATATGAGCAGTATACTGTTAATCGCATTATCGAAGCGGACTATGAAGGCCGCGAACTTTCAGAGGATTAACTAATGGATGACATTGTGGAAATCACCCCCGAACAATCTTTCAAACTTACTGTTCTCTCACTTTTCAATAATGACGTAACGGCAGGTAAGGTTGCGTTAGAATTTGTGGGGACCAGTAAACTTAATTATCAGTTGCTTTCTGACCAACTTCCGAATGCTTCCGGTGAAACTAGCGCACTTGCCCGCGCCATCAAGGCCGTTGCGCTCGCTACTGATGCCCTTGAAATTATTAACGCGAGTATTTCATAATGGCTAAACTCACAACCAAACAGCGCAAGGCGTTACCGAAAGGCGATTTTGCGGGGCCTGACAAGTCTTACCCGGTTCCTGATAAAGCTCACGCAGCAAATGCCAAGGCTCGCGCCACTCAGATGGTGGAAAAGGGTAAGTTGTTACCTTCTGCTAAAGCTAAAATTGACGCCAAGGCTGACAAGGTGTTGAAGAAGGGCAAGCCGAAAGGCAAGAAACCATCAATGCCTCCTAAGCCACCGAAGAAGGGTACGCCGATGGCGTGGCCGTCCAATATGCCATCAACGAAAGGTAAAGGTAAATGAGCCAGAACTTTGCTTTATGGCCTGTGTATAACAACACAGCCACGGGTGCGCGGGTTAACGCTGCACAGATTACCGCCATTGTTCAGCAGAGCGACGGTAACTCCGTTGCTACCGTAGCAGGTGGTTTTGATGATGTGCCACTGAGCAATAACTTTATGGGGTTGTGGAACCCGGTCGTTACCGGATGGCTGGTGTTTGGTAACAGCTCACTGATTTATTTCTCCAATACTGCGTTTACTGCGACGTTTGCGGCAGGTGGGGGAGATAAGGTTCAGGTAGCTGATATCACCGACGCTGGGGCAACGGGTAAAGCTGTCCTCAAAGCCGCTGATGCGGCCACCGGACGCACCGCGCTGAGCGCAGCAGCTTCTGGTGCCAACACTGATATCACGTCAATAACTGGCTCTGCGGCTAAGCTGACCACCGCACGCACGATTACGCTTACCGTTGGCGCATCGGCAGCGACTCCATCGTTTGACGGCTCTGCTAACGTTACTGGCACCATCGTTCTGCCTACACCAACAGCAACGGTGCGTGGTGGAACATTACTAGGCGCGGCGGTTGCGAATACTACAGATTCAACGACCGCACCAACAACCCTGAACGCACTGCTTGCTGCGCTCCGCTCCGCTGGCGTTATTGCTGCATCATAAAAGGTGAAATCATGAGAATCATCGCTTGTATTATGCTTGTTGTCCTGACCACAATCACCGGATGCGCCTCTGTATCAGGCGATGATTCTGCTTTGAATGGCCCGTCAGTTCTGGGTAAATTCAAGGGAGAAAACACTGAGAAGTGGATACCATTCACTGATGATGGCAAAGGAACATCCTCCGTTGTAGCCACTCAGGCATATGTGGATGGGAAGCTGGTTACCCCGTTCACAGGAGGCGCAGTAACATCACCCATTGACCTGTACACGGGAAAGACAGGAAATAAGCTGTCACTGTCCATGTACAACTCGGGCAGCGGTCACAGCAATGCGCCGACGACGCTTGACAGTTCAGCTGAATACCTCACGCTGGGATACAGAGAGTACGCCAAAGGCAGCTATCGGATGATTGCTTTTGGTTATAAGGGCTCGATTACATTACCGTCTCCCGCAGCTATGGGGTTCCAGGAAACTCAGTCTGACGTAAACACTACTGGGGATTTGATTTTTGCTACCCGCTCCAAGACAGACGCATCCTCTCCATTGGTCAGGATGCGCATAACGTCAGACGGTCATGTTCGAGCAGAGGATGCGTCCTACGCACCAACGGACGCCAAAGACTTCACTACCAAGGCTTATGTTGATAAGGCTGTGGCAGCAGCGTATCAGAGTGGCTATACGGCAGGCGTTGCCTACGGCCTGGCATCATGCAAAAAAGAATGCGGGAACCAGTAGGCGATGCAGTTATTTGACCCATACAAAAAATGGAACGGACGCCCGACAGCCTACGAAGACGCCGAAGACCTGATGAAAGGGTGCAAGGCGTACTTCCGTTGGCTGGAAGAGAATCCCGTGAAGAAAAAGCAGCTTGTCGCTTATCAGGGCGTAGCTACTGAGCACTTTATCGAAATTCCTCACGCTCCGACAATCAAAGGGTTGTGCGCATTTCTCAGCATAGGCGAGGCGACATGGTACGTTTATCGTAAACATGAGAGATTCGCTCATGTCTGCTCTCAGATTGATGGCTTCATGCACGACTTCAAGTTTGCGCATGGTGCAGCGGAAGTGTTCAACCCTGGTTTGATTGCTCGCGACCTCGGTTTGTCTGACAAGCAGGAGGTCACCGCCAAGCCAGCACAGGAACTGAGCGACGAAGAGTTGCAGGCTCAGATTGATAAGCTAACACAGGAACTATCTGATGCTGATAACTCAAGAAAGCCGGAATGACAAGCTTGAGTTACTGCGTCTGTTGCAGGAGAAACAGCGACGGACGCAAACCTACCGCTATAAAACCTATCTAGCCAGCCGCTATCCGTGGCAGCTTAACTTCATTGCAGCAACCAAAGATTACTCACAAGTGGCTCTCATTGCAGCCAACCGCGTGGGAAAGACAGACACTGCGACTTATATCGATGCCACCCATGCACTGGGAGAGTATCCTGATGGATGGCCTGGTCATAAGTTCGAGCACGCTCCGCTGATTTGGTGCCTGGGATACTCCGGTGAAAAATGTCGAGACCTTCTGCAATCTGCACTGATTGGCACAAAAATTGATGGACAGTATCAAGGTGGCTTGATTCCGCCTGAACGTATCGTTAGCACTGAGCCGATGCAGGGGACACCTAACGGGGTGCGCTCCGTCATGGTAAGGCACATCAACGGCGACCTGAGTAAGATTCAGTTCTGGTCATACACTCAGGGTCAGCACGCACTAATGGGCGATAACGTTGACTGGTTCCACATCGATGAAGAGCCGCAAGACCCGGATATCTGGCCGCAGGTTCTTGTCCGTACCGCGGCCGGTGACAAAGGGAAAGGCGGCAGGGGCATCTTAACCTTCACGCCTGAGAACGGAAGAACCGGGCTTGTGGTAAAATTCATGGATGACCCGGGGCCTTCCCAACACTGTATGCCGCTTGTTAGCTGGGATGAAGCTCCGCACCTTAACGCCAAGGTCAGGGAGGACTTGCTTGCTGCGTTTCCTGATTATCAGAGGGAAATGCGCACGAAGGGTATCCCGATGCTGGGGCATGGTCGCATATACGACCTTGGCGAGGACGCTATTACCTGCGACCCGTTCCCTATTCCTGAGCATTTCAGAGTTATTAACGGCATGGACTTTGGTTGGGATCATCCACAGGCACAAATCCAGCTAGCCATTGATGAGGATAATGACATTCTTTATGTTACTCGCGCGTGGAAATCCCGACACACTTCTCCGGGTGAAGCATGGTCAATCGTGAATGCGTGGGCGCGTAACGTTCCAACGGCATGGCCGAATGATGGCCTGCAAACGGAAAAAGGCTCAGGCAAGCAGCAAATGAGTTACTATAAGGACGTGGGATTCAATATGCTGGAAGAAGAAGCGAGCTGGGAAGACAACAGCCGCTCAGTTGAAACCGGTATTTATGATATCTACGACCGCATGTTGCACGGCAGGTTTAAGGTGTTCCGTGGATTGCGTGACTTTTTCGACGAATACAATCTGTATTGCCGTGATGAAAAAGGCAAGATTGTCAAAAGTAATGACGACGTGCTTGACGCCGTGCGCTACGCACTGATGATGCGCCGTTACGCGAAATACTACGGCGAGATAGCCAATCCAAAAGAAATTAAGATGCCAGCCCCACTCCGGCCCGTGTCGCGTATGCGGTAATATTATGATAAATTATCGTAGCTTAACGCCCTACAGGAAAAGTCGTGATGAATGACAGCGATAACGATTTGTTCAACGATATTATGACAAAGTTCGATGCGGACTGGTGCGCGAGTGAAGACATGCGAACCGAGGCCGCAAACGACATTTATTTCTCCCTGGTGTCTCAGTGGGACGACTGGTTAGGTCAGTTCACCACGCTGCAATATCGCGGGCAGTTCGATATCGTGAAACCTGTCGTGCGAAAACTTGTTGCAGAAATGCGACAGAACCCTATTCAGGTTAAATATAAACCTACCGACAACGCAGACCCTGACGCGGCTGAGACGCTGATGGGCATGTACCGCACTGACATGCGCGAAAACTGCGCAAAGACGGCTGTCGATGTTGCCACCCGCGAGCAGATTATATGCGGCGTGGGGGCGTGGAGATTCACCACCCGTCACGTTGACGAAAACCCCACCAGCAACGACCAGGTTATAGAGCGTGAACTCATTCACGAAGCCTATAATCATGTAGTGTGGGACGCCAACGCCAAGCAGATGGACAAGAGCGACGCAAGGCACGTTACCATTATCAAGCCAATGACCACGGCAGGGTGGGAAGCCTTTGCTGAGGAAGAAGGGCTTGACCCAGACAACATACCGTCGTTCAGTAATCCAGACTCAAACTGGTATTTCCCGTGGATAAGCAAGGACGTGGTATACGTCGGCGAGCATTACCGAATCACTGAGAAGAAAGAAAAGGTATTCATCTATATTGACCCTGTGACACAAGAGCCTGTGAGCTACTTTAAAAAGGATATCGCTGACGTCATTGACGAGATTTCCGAGCAGGGATTTAAAAAGGTTGGCGAGAGAATGATTAGCCGCAAGCGCGTGGTTAAATATCTCGTTACCGGCAGCAGTATTCTCAAAGGCCCAATGCGGATTGCAGGCTGCAACCTGCCCGTGGTTCCTGTGTTTGGGGATTGGGGGTTCGCCGGGGATAAAGAGGTTTTCGAAGGTATTGTGCGTGGCACAAAAGACATGCAGCGCGCACGCAACATGGTCATGTCATTTAACATGGATATCGTCGGACGTAGCCCGCGTCGTAAACCGATATTCTATCCTGAGCAAATCAGCGGGTATGAGCGATTCTATGATGGGAATGACGATTTCCCTTATTACCTGATGAACCGTTTCCCAGCCAACAGTCAGAGTCCGGCAGCTCCAGTGTCGTACCTTGAAGATGCACAGATACCACCAGGTAATCAGCTCGTTTATGATGCAATGACACAGGCAATCAGTGACGTGTCGAGTTCTGGCGCTGGCGCCTCGGCTGCGCAGGGTGGTAATCCGGCAGCGTTTGATACCGTAAACCAGATTAACCAGCGCGCCGACATGGAAACATACGTGTTCCTGGATAACATGGCAACAGCCATGCGCCGCGATGGTGAAATCTACGCAGGCATTGCAGCAGAAATCTACGACACGCCGCGCACGGTTACCATTACCGGTGAGGATGGCACAGAACAGGAAGTTAAATTGTTCGAAATGGCTTTCGACCTGAAAACCGGCAAATCTACCGTGCTGAATGATATTTCTGGGCGCTATCAGACTTACGTAGACGTTGGCCCGTCATTCAAATCCATGAAGGATGCGTCGCGCGCTGAAATCAAAGAACTCATGACGGCTATCGGCGACCCAACAAGCCAGATGTTCCAGATTTTGATGTTCCAATACATGACGTTGTGGGATGGAAATACCGGTGATATGATGCGTGAATACGCCAATAAACAACTGTTACTGATGGGTCTTAAAAAACCTGAGACACCGGAAGAAGAGCAGACCGTCGCACAGGCAAAACAAGCCCAGCAACAGCAGCAAGACCCGAATATGTTGGCTGCACAGGCTCAGATGGGTCTGGCTCAGGCAGAGAACAAAAAAGCCGATAACGAGACAGCGCAGGTTAAAATCAAGGCATTTACCGCCGAGCAACAGGCGCACCAGCAGCAAGCAGATACCGTGCTTAAACTGGCTCAGGCTCAGAACATTAATGATAAAGCGGTGCTGGATGGAATGCGGTTACTTAGCGAAGTTTCCACCCAGCAACAGCAGCAGATTCCCGGCATGTTGCCGAGTTAAAACCACCTCACCATGAGAGAGTAATCATGAGCGTAACAAATACCACTAGCGAGCAAAACACAGATACCACTCAGACGGCGGCGGCTGTCGAAATCCCTGACACCGGTAACGCAACCGGAGGTCAGGAAGAAGAGCAAGGGTTTGATGTTGTGCTGACAAGCAGTGAGACAGGTCAACAGCAAGACACCACCACGAACCATAAATTTGCTGCACGTCGTTTGGCGCGTAAGCGTCAGCGAGAAATCGAGCAGGAAGTTGATGCGGTATCTCGTGGTGAGCTACCAGAAGATATTAAGGTTAAGGCTGAACTTCCTCCGATGCCAGATATCAACGCATATCTGTCTGACGATAACTTGTCCAAGTACGACTATGACACCAGCCGGGCGCTAGCCGCTTTTAACGCTGCTACTACTGAGTGGCAGATGAAAGCGATTGATGCCAAGAGTGACGCAGTTGCAAAACAGGGCAGGAAAGTTCAGGACTTCACCAATCGTTCACAGTCGTTAGCAGGTGCAGCCAAGGCGCATTATGATGCAGCCGAAAAGCTGGGTTTGCCGGACTATGAAGAGAAAGAGGAATCCGCACGCGCCGCACTCCCGAAAGGCTGGGATGTGGAGATTATGGAACTCTTCCCTGAAAAGTCACCGGCAATTCTCTATCATCTGGGTGCTAACCCGGACAAGATTCGACACCTTCTTTCCCTTCAAGGGGCGCGGCAAACGATTTATCTCGCAGACCTTGCCAGAGACCTGACCCTAAAACCACGCGGTAAGTCCGTGTCAGAAGCCCCTGAGCCAGATACTACGGTAACCGGTTCTGTGAATGCAGCTAACGTAGCAGGAATCCAGAAAGCTATGGAGGCCGCAGCCAAGGCGGGTGACACAGAGAAGTATCGCAAACTCAAACTCTCTTTAAAAGGTTTACGATAATGGCTCTTAACGAAGGTCAAGTTATCACTTACGCTATTGACGAAGTGATTGAAACGGTAACCAACATGACGCCAATGGCATCTAAAGTTACCCACTATCAACCACCAGCGGAATCCATGCAGCGTTCAAGCAACACCGTGTGGATGCCGGTTGAGCAGGAAGCGCCTACCCAGGAAGGTTGGGATTTAACCAACCAGCAAACCGGGGTACTGGAACTGTCCGTTAAGCTCAACATGGGCGAGCCAGACAATGACTTCTTTGCTCTGCGCGCTGATGATTTGCGTGATGAACGGTCTTACCGTCGCCGCATTCAGGCATCTGGCATGAAGCTGGCTAACAACGTTGAAAAGGCGCTTTCTCAACAGTCTGTTGACATGGGTTCCCTTGTTGTTACCAACGCAGCGGAAATCAGTCAAGCTAATGCAGACGGCTGGAACTTCATTGCAGAAGCGGAAGAAGTTATGTTTGCCCGCGAGCTTAACCGCGACCGCGGTATCAGCTACTTCCTGAACCCGCATGATTATCGCCTGTCTGGTTATGACCTGGCACAGCGAGACATCTACGGTCGTATCCCGGAAGAAGCCTACACCACCGGTTCTATTCAGCGTCAGGTTGCTGGATTTGATGATGTATTGCGCTCCCCTAAACTGCCAACGCTTGCAGCTTCAACAGCAACCGGCGTAACAGTTTCAGGTGCGCAGTCATTCAAACCAGAAGCATGGACACTAGATACCGATGGCAACAAAGAGAACGTTGATAACCGCGTAGCGGTGCTCAATGTTTCATCCGGTACAGGCTTCAAGCGCGGCGATAAGATTTCCTTTACTGGCGTCAAGTTCCTGTCGCAGATGGCGAAGAACGTCCTGACTCAGGATGCTACCTTCTCCGTTGTTGCTGTGAACGGTAACGCTATCACCATCACGCCTAAGCCTATTGCCCTGAACGACACCACGCTCACCCCTGAGCAACGTGCCTATGCCAACGTCAATACCTCGCTGGCAGATGCTACAGCTATCAACATCCTAAACGTGGCATCGACCACTGCCAACGTGTTCTGGGCTGATGATAGTATGCGTTTGGTGTCTCAGCCGATTCCTGCGACCTCTGATTTGTTTGCTGGTATGAAAACCCAGTCATTCAACATCCCAGGAGTAGGTATTAACGGTATTATTGCGTTGCAGGGTGATATCAATACCCTGACTTCCAAAATCCGTATCGCGCTGTGGTACTCCGCGTGTGCTGTTCGCCCGGAAGCTATGGGTGTCGGCCTGACCAAACAGACCGCTTGATAAAAGGGGCTTCGGCCCCTTTCTTTGCTTTATAGGTGTATAATGTCAAAAGTGATGATTTACAAAAACGGTGGCAACACGGTTGTGTGGGGCGTTCCGATGCACGCAAAGGTTGTCAATAAAGACGAACTGCAAGAGCATGTTGATGATGGATGGAAGCTGCATCCCCATGATATTTTTGATGATGAAGTTGAAACCGTTGAACCCGCTGAAACCGTTGAACCCGCTGAACCTAATGAGGCTGAACCAGCGCCCGAGGAAGCAGCGCCAGAAGAAAAAGCACCTAAAGGCAAAAAATGAATCTATTAACGAAGGGTGATTTAGTAACGGCGGCGTTGCGAAAACTCGCTGTTGCCAGTGATGCCACGCTTACCGACGTTGAACCGTCCTCGTTTGAAGATGCCATTTTTGACCTTGAAATGATGATGGCAACATGGATGATGGATGAATCGCTGGGTATCGATGTTGGTTACCTGTTCGCTGATGATGGCGTAAATCCGGCCGCTGACGACGACCACGGGTTGGCAACATGGGCGCTGAAACCAGTAATCTACAACCTTGCAGCCAATATCTCGGCGGATTACGTGGTTACGCCTCCTGACGCTGTGGTGTCTATGGCGCAGAGCGGCCTTGAGATTCTAATGAAGTCTATGGTATGGAAGCGCACCCCACGTCTGAAATACCGCAACCGCGTACCAATGGGTTCAGGTAACTGGCTGGCTAAGCGGCTTGATATCAATTATTTCCATGACAACCGGAAGTACCCAGACGATGACGACACCGATACAACTACCACTGGCTAAAGGTCTCAGCAAGAACGCAAAGACCGCAGATTATGATGCGATTCTTCCCGTGAATATGCTGGCAACGGTCGGAGAAGTATTAAACGCCTCTGGCTACATGCGCTCGTTTCCCGGTCTTAATTTTCTGCGCTCCGTCGTAGGAACGTCGCGCGGTGCGCAGTACAACACATTTCAGTCAGTAACATACCGCGTGTGCGGGGATTCTCTTTACAAAGGCGCAAGCGTAATAGCCTCAGATGTTGGAGGTAAGAGCCGGGTGTCAATGGCGCACAGCGACGATAGTCAGGTGGTTTGCGCTAATGGTGCATTCTCCCTGTACAACTATGACGGCACAGAGCAAACCCTCAGCAACTGGCCGGAAGGAAACACACAGGGATATCCCACTGATTACGACCTTGGTACACCTATTGACGTATGCCGGAACCGCGCACGTTACATCTGGGTAAAAGGTGGCACGAATACGTTCGGTATAACAGACCTCACTGACGAATCACACCCTGACGGATACAACCCATTTTACACCGCAGAAATTAAGCCTGACATGCTGCTAGGCTGCGGGATGTGGCGCGATTTTGTGGTGGCTTTTGGCTCGTCTTCTATTGAATTCTTCTCACTGACAGGAGCAACGGATACTACTTCTGCACGGTACGTTACGCAGCCATCACTGATGATTAATCAGGGAATCGCGGGAACTCATGCCAAATGTGAATATCAGGACACATGGGCATTTGTCAGTAATTCATCAATGGGCGCTCCGTCCGTTTATGTCATGGGTCAAGGGTCTGCCACCAAAATATCCACAATTGCCATTGAGAAGAAGCTCAGACAATACACTGATGAACAGCTGGCTACGATTTACATGGAGTCACTTAATTTCGACTTGCACACCCTGCTGATTATTCATCTTCCTGATGAAACCCTGTGCTTCGATGGCGCAGGAGCCAGTAGCGGCCCGCAGTGGTGCCAGCTAAAAACCGGCACCGGTGACGATGTTTACCGTGGCGTGGATTTCATTTTTGACAATGGTAATATCACGGTTGGCGATAAAGTCACTGGACAGATTGGCGAGCTGAGTTACACCAGTTCAGGACAGTATGAAGACGAAGCGGAGTTTATTCTCACCACACCACTTGCGAAGGTTGACCGTGCTCGGCTGTTCGACCTTGAAATAGAAGCGGCGACCGGTGCGGCTCAAATGGCTACTCGCATGTTTATGTCTGCCACCACTGACGGCGTAATATTCGGACAAGAACGCTCACTTGAGTATGATGCGCCATTCCGCTATGACCGCCGTGTCCTGTGGCGCAGGCTTGGTTATGTGCGCAAGAATATTGGCTTCAAGTTCCGCATCGTGACCAATTCACCGGTTACTCTATCCGGTTGTACATTGAGGGCTGAATGATGGCAGCACCAACACCTGTAACGGTGCAGGCAAACCAGATTGACTCGTTCTTTCTGCCTGATAACTTTTCTACGCCGTACAAACTTTATGTCCTTGCGCAATCATCTGACCTTACGGCAACCGCTAACCAGGCCAACGGCGCAGCCAACTCAGCCTATGAAGCGAACCAGACTAACATCCAGCAACAGGTAGAGATAGACCAGAACACCAGTGATATATCAGCAATGGATGTACGGGTTGCCTCGGCAGAAGCTGAGTTAGCCAATCACGAAACAAGAATATCTGCCAACACAGCCAGCATCGTCTCGCTGGACGGCAGGGTTGACGACGCAGAATCAGACATTAACGACCTGCAAGCACATGTTATCCGCAATGACGTTACTACCAATCAGACGGTTAACAGCGGCGGCGGTTATTTCCTGGTGGGCAACATTCCCGTGCCAACTACGGATAAATTTCAGGTAGACTCAGCCATTAACACCGCCGTTGCTTACAAAGTGGCGGGGGTTCGGGTGGTGGCGGCGAGGGTTACCGGCTGGACGGCGGATACCGGAACAGCAACAAAAGGTGGCATGAATGCTGATGCCACATTTGCCGTCAGTGCAGCCTATACACAATCGGAAGTACAAGCACTTGCCACGGCTCTGATTGAAACTCGCAGGCAGCTAAAAGCGGTCACTGACTTACTCCTGTCCCATGGCCTGGCGGGTGCGTAATGGAACTTATGATGATTCCCTCAAGGGAGGATTTAGAGGTATTTCTCAACAACCCAGACAACACGAGAAGCATTGTCAACCCTGACTTTGGTTATTACATCAAGCCTGATGCCCTGTACATGGGTATTTACAACGATGGCGTTCTTATTGGCGTGCATGAGGTGCGCAAGTTCTGGCATTCGGTGGTAGAGCTTCACACGATTTACGCCCCGGAATTCAGAGGGAAAAAAGCCTTTGCAGGCTACAAGATGTTTGCAGCATGGTTGCTGAAAAATTCAACGTTCACCAACGCCATTACAATGGTTCCTGACTGCACGAAATATGGTAGAGTCTTGGTTATAATGACGGGAGCTGAGCGCATAGGCCATATGCAGGACGCATACATAAAAGATGGTGAACCTATGGGCGTGACGCTCTATCAGTTAAACCGTAAAGGGTTTGAGGAGTTAACAAATGTGGATGTTTAACCTACTTGGAAGAACTCCGGCCGTAGACCACGGAGTGTATGGATATTTCAAAGGAGATTCCGGCTCTAGCGCTCAGGCAGATGCCACCGAAAAGGGCGTTGCACTGCAAAAAGATATCTGGCAGCAGACTACCGCACAGCTTGCGCCTTATACGGCAGTGGGTCCAGAGGCGTTGTCTCAGTTGCAGAATCTTTCTACGCTTTCAGGTCAAACCGATGCCCTTAACGATTACTACGGCTCTGACCAGTACAAGGCTTTACAGAATCAGGCGCAGTACGCCAACCTGTCGGCGGCAGAGGCAACTGGGGGGCTGGGTAATACTTCAACCAGTAACGCACTAGCCTCCATTGCCCCTACCCTTGGTCAGAACTACCTGTCAGGTCAGTTGCAGAACTATGCCAACCTGACGTCTATCGGAATGGCTGGCGCAACCGGCACAAACACATCTGCTACTAACTACGCCAATAACACCAGTAATCTGTACTCACAACTAGGGGCAGCTCAGGCGTCAGCGGCTAATAAGCCTTCAGCTCTGTCAGGCGCAGTGACCGGTGCCGCAGCAGGAGCGGCAGCAGGTACGGCGATAATGCCGGGCTGGGGTACGGCCATTGGTGCAGGTGTTGGCGCAATAGGGAGTTTATTATAAATGGCAACTTTCCAGCAGCCAGCTTTACCAAGCATGGCGATTCCAAATCAGAACGCACCTACCAGCCAGCTCCCAGAGGTTCAGCAGCAACCTCAGAAGGAAAATTTGGGGGTAACACTTGCTCAGGGTATTGGCAGTGTGGTTAATAGCTATCAGCAGGGTGTTGCCGCACAGAAAACAGCGGCGTTTAAAGATGCCTATGGAAAAGCATATGCCAGTGGTGACCGTAACGCGATGATTAAGCTCGCAGAGAATAACCCTGACCAGATTAAGGCCATTCAGGAAGGAGCAGGTCTTATTGACGAGAATACCAATAAAGCCATTGGTAATGCGTCAGTTCAGCTTCGCGTGGCAGGGCAGCAGGGAACTGACGCTGTGACACAGGCTGCTACAGCAAATAAAGATGCACTGGCTAAAGTTGGCGTCACGCCTGAGCAGGTGGTGGCTGGTTACCAACAAGACCCTGACCATTTCAATCACTATGCCGACCAAATCGGCATGGCCGCACTAGGACCGAAAGAGTATTTCGATACTCAGGACAAGATTGTTAAAAACGGTCTTACCCAGCGCGGACAAGATTTGACCGCTGCAAACGAGCAAGCAAACCGTGATGTTACCATTCGCGGTCAGAACATTAGCGCGAGTAACGCAGCAGCAGACCGACAAATCCGCATGGCTGAATTGCAGGAAACCAAGGCCACCCGCCAACTACAACAGGCAAAAACCGGTCTTGAAGTTCAGGCTGCGCAAGAAAAATTGCAGGCAGCCCAGCAGCAGAAACAGCAAGTTAAGATGGACACTGTCTCTAACTATGATTCTTCTATGGATACCCTGGATAGAACAATTAAAACCGCAAATGCAGCGATAAGCAGCCCAGGTTTTAGTAATTACTTTGGTGTCAATCTAAATCCACTCAATAATACGTTTGTTCCGGGCTCGCCAGCCAATGATACCAAGTCAATTATTGACACATTGAAGTCACAGAATTTTCTATCTTCCATTCAGCAGATGAAGGGATTCGGCAATCTAAGTAACGCGGAGGGTGACAAATTAAATGATTCCATTGCCGCACTAAGCCCAAGCATGTCAGAAAAGCAGGCTAAAGTCGCAATAGGAACCATTATAGACACTGTGGAAAAAGCTCAGGCAAGATTGCGCCAGAGGCAGGGCTCTCAGGTTGAACAGTATCGCTCTGAATTTGCTCAGCAGCAGGACAATCAACAGCAGGCAAGTCAGCAGCAACCTGCACAGCCTCAGCAGCAGCAGGCGTCTCCTACACAGCAGCAGGCACAACCGACAACCGTTAGCTGGGGAAGTATGCAATGACAATGAATGTCGTGTTACCAAACGGTACGACCATACAGGACGTTCCTGACGGCACCACCAAAGCGCAGATTATGCAGAAGGCGATTGCGTCAGGTCTTGCCACGGAAGCTGATTTTCAGCAAGCGGCACAGCAACCCGCAGCAGCACAAACTTCGCAGCCCCAACAACAGCAACAGCAGCAACAGCAGTTCCCGCTTGGGGCACCGGTCAGCACGTCTGAATCTGACGGGTTTGTTAATGCCCATAACGCTGACGGCATAGTTATTGCCTCGGCGCGTATTGGCACACCAGAAGCAGAGGCGCTGAAACAGGCGGTTGGACGTCATCCTCAACAGCAACAGCAGTCAGCACCTCAACCTCAGTCAACGGCTCCACAACAGGAAGCTGCACCAGCGCCAGCGCAGGCTCCATCAGATAATCAGGCTGCATCAGCTATTCCTGCAACCACACCGCAGGGAGGCAGCACCCCGCAAAATACCGATAGCATTCTGGCGCAAACCGTTCAGGGCATTGACGAGGCAGGTAAAGCGATTGCCCAGAGTGCCGTAAATGTGGCAAACATTGTGCCAGAAGTTGGTGACGCTATTCAGTCCGCAGCGGCATGGGCTGGCAACAAAGTGGGGCTTGGCGACGGTACTTACACGCCAGCTGCAAGGTTCTCTCTACCTGAGCAGATGCAGCCACAGACTGAGGCTGGCAAGGTGGCGTCTAACGTACTGCCTTACCTTGTTCCAGGTGTCGGCGCAGAACGAGCAGCCACAGCAGCAGGAGCCGCCGCCTCTGGTAATGTTGCCACCCGTGCCGCTACCGGATTATCCAGAATGGCGGCTGACACCGTTCCTGGCGCTCTGGCGCAGAACAGTCAGCAGGACAACCCGAACGGGTTAGCGGCTGATTTAGCCAGTGGAGTCGCTGGCGGTGTTGTGGCTAAAGGCGTTAGCTCGGCGTTGTCCCCGATAGTGAGCCGAGTTGCTCAGGCAATATCAAACCGTGGCGCACCAGAGGCGCAGCGTGCGGCTATGCAGGCTGAACGACAGGCGACAGTAGCACCAGGTATGACGCCACAGCAGGCAGTTGACCAGGTAGCTCCTCCCACTCAGTCCGTAACACAGGCCACTCCATCAGCCGCTGAACTGGGTGATGTGGCTCGAGCAGCCAACCAGGCGACAGGTGCTAACGCTTCACAACAGGCCACTCAGCAATTTGCTCAGCAGGTGGTTCCTGACCAGCAGGTTCTGGAATCCGCGAAACGTCTTGGGCTGGAAGAGTCACTAACGCCGGGAATGTATTCACAAAACCCGGCTTACCGGGCTTTCGAAATTGCTCAATCCGTCACCCCTGGAACAAAAATGTTTGCCGCTAAGCGGGAAGCAATGAATAGGCTCGCTCAGGAGGCAGATAGCTTCATCACTGATTTTGGAGGCAACACAGACAAATCATTTGTAAATCACCAAGTAAGGACAAAATATACTGGATTGATTGATGAACTGAAAAATCAGTCAGACACTCTTTACAGTAAGGTAAGGGAGAAAGTTCCAACAAGGGCGGTTGTCAACCCTGAAAAAACCTTAAAGATGATTGACGATATGGCTGATGATGCTGGTGGTTATGAGGCATTCAGGAATCTCTATCCGCAAGCCAATAGGGTTCTCAAACAACTGCAACCAACTGAGGAATCTGTTGGGCGTGGCGCGGCATCTAAGGTAACACCTGTCACATACGGACGCATTGATCGGGTTCGTCAGTTAGTTGGCAAGGCTCTTGGTTCTAAAATAAATCAAGGCCCATTCTCTGATATGGATCAGCGCGAATTAAACATGCTGTACGGTTCCCTGAGTGAAGACCAGGGTGTGGCTGCTAAAGCTTTCGGGGCTGGTGACCTGTGGGATGCTGCAAAAAAAATGTATACCGTTAAGCAGCAGGTTCAAACTGTTGCTCAGGCCAATATCGGCAAGAATTTGACGGGTAGCGTGGTGCAGCCTATTCAACAGTCAATCGTCGATATGGCAAAAGGGAATGGAACCAAGTTCAGAGCATTAACCAAAGACCTGCCTGATGATTTAAAGCAGGGGGTTATCCTTACCGCCATGAACGGTGCGTTCACTTCTTTTGCAAAAAACCCAAGCGGACAGATGGGTGTGCCTGGATTCTATAAATGGTATTTAGGCATGAGCAGAAACAAGGAAAATCTTCAAACCCTGAACAATGCCATTGGTTACCAGGCGGCGCGCAGATTGCATAATATATTCGTGGTGGCTAAAGCCATGAACCCGTTAATCGCTGGACCGGGGCAAGGTGGAGAAATGGTTTACAGCTCTGGTCAGATTAACAATATGTTAAAAAACTTCGACAAAGAAGGTGGTTTTCTCACTAAACTGTACGGCGTTGGTCGTGCGGCGGCAAAGGCAGAGGGCGTTACTACCGCCATGCACTTGCCCGGTGTTGGTACGGCACACGCCATTGTCAGCGCACTTAATGCCCCAAAAGTAAACCGTACCGTTGCCGCCGATGAACTTATGTCGTCTCCGTTGTTCAGGGATATGACCAAGAAAATTAATGACCCTGCCAGAGCGCGTGACGCGGCTGAACGGGCACTCGAAAACAGTCGCGTGTACAAAAACTGGCTTAACACTGTGACACCGGAAGAGCGAAGCCGACTTATCCGACAAGGAATTGTCGGCGTGTTAGCGTCCCCTGAGGTCACGGGCAGTCAGGATAATTTTGCAAACACAGGCAGTTAGCGAGAAGAACGCCAACGAGCAATAACCAAATATTTGCAGCGCATCGAAATGGGTAAACCATGTAACGACATAACCAACGAGCAATGTTAAAATCATGATACTTTCCTTATCTGAATTGATATCTACCCAAAAGAGGTTAGCACATGTCTGAGATAATTCCAAACGTTGTTGTGTCGATGCCGTCACAATTATTTACCCTAGCCAGAAGCTTCAAGGCTGCGGGCAATGGTTCTATTTATATTGGTAAGATAGACACTGACCCGCTGATTCCTGCTAATCAGATTCAGGTGTACGTGGAGAACGAAGACGGAACTTTTACAGAAGTAGACCAGCCAATTAAAATAAACGCTGGTGGATATCCGGTGTATAACGGACAAATAGCAAAGTTCGTTACATCAGAAAGTCAGTCTATGAAAGTGCTTGATTATTTTGGAGTCCAGCAGTTTTACTATCCTAATGTTCTGAAATATGACCCTGACCAACTTACTCCCAGACTTATTAAAAACCTTGAGGATGAACTTTCTCAGTCCGGTGATTATGCTACTGATGATACTAAGGGTGATGCGATGATAGCCGTAAGGCAACCTGATTCATCATCGCCAATAAGAACTCAGCATGATAAAAACACAGATTATATTACAGTAATGGACTTTGGGGTAAAGGGGGATGGCATTGCAGACGACACTATCGCTTTCCAGGCTGCAATTGACTGGTCATCATCAAATGGGAAATCAGTAAAAGTAACAGATGGTACATTTATGGTATCACAGATTGTTATCAAACCAAAGACAAGACTATTTGGCAATGGTAGATCATCTGTAATAAAGAGAATTGGTCTTAATGGACTTGATTTAATTTATGGTGTTAACTCTAACGAACTATGGGGTTCCACTGATCCTGGCGTGACTGATTTTGCCCATGACGTTGAAATACATGACCTTTGTTTAGATGGTGGAGTGGATGGTGCTATTGTTCCTTTTTCATCTTCAAATGCTGGCTCTGCAATCGCAATATGGGGGCATAATTTACGATGTTACAATCTAGATATTCAGAACTTCGCTGACAGAGGAATCAGAACTGAAAGCGTAGACACAAATGTTGATTGGGCTTCCACCTGGCAGGAATCAAGCTTTTACAGCATCAGAATACGTAATGTTGGTGGCCATGGTTGGCAATTTGATGGCCCTCATGACTCAAAATTTGTAGATATTTCAATTATAAATGCAAGCCAAAAAGCAGATAATACTTACGATGGAATGATTACTGGCAAACAAGGGACGGGAGATTTTTCTGGATTGCATATTAGTGTAAGCGGTAACAACACTAATAATTACGAAAGCCTTCGACATAGATACTCTTTGAATCTAACAACTTCGTGTAGGTTTAGCGGAGGAACATCAATTGAGGGTGCCAGAATTCCTTTAAGGATTGCATGTTCTGGATCACAATTTGATTCCAGTTGCACATATTATGCAGCATGGGGAGATGGGTATAATGCTACTGCAATTAAAATGGAAGGGACATGTAGTCTAAATATAATAAAAGGTACTATATCTGGTTCTGAAACATTCCGTCCTGGAATTAACCAATTTGGATTGGTTTTTGGGGCTGGAAGCTCTGATAGCGTTAATAATAACATTATAGATATGTCTATTTCAGGATGTAACATACCCATTTCTTTCGGAAGCAGCACTACATCACCAGATGGGGATAAAGGCAATAACACCATAAGAATTAAATCCTATTATGGTGGCACAAAAACACCCATGGGGACATATGGCCAGCTTAATAGCGCAGGAGGATCAACACTCGAATTTGATATGTCGGGCAGCTCAAGTCAACTATTGCGGTCATTTCATCAGACCAATTCTCAGACTCTTGCTGCTGGGGCGACACTGGCATGGACATTCAAATTTCCGTTCCCAAGCGCACCAATTATGAACGTATCTATTGTTGGTCCCTCAGCCGCTCCAACCGGTAGCGTGTGGGTAAATGGCATCAGCGGTACATCTGTATCCATTTACAATGGAACAGGCACAAGTATCATCGTAAATGCAACCGCCAGCATGTCAGTTGG